GATACAATTGCATCATAATCACATTTACATTTTTTCATTTGATTTTTAATATATTTATGATACTTTAAAAGTCCTTTATCTATATTCAACAATCTAAATACAACGTGTCTACCACATGTAGCAATTTGGCCACCACTTGCTTGATATGGTTCAGTATTATATATTACTTTTAATTTAGTCTTATCGAATAATCTTGACAAGTATTTATCATTAATACCTAATTCATGACGTTTTTCTTTAGATGTCCAGGCCAAATCTTTATCAGGATAATTACCGTATGAATCAAACCATTCTACTGTATTTTTTTGACGTAAGCAAGCACACCAGTGACCAGTATTAGGACTATCTTGAATTAATAAAACAAATGATGATTTATCACGGGGTAATAATTCTTCTATAGAATTATATTGTGGTAATTGATTATACATGATGATATCTGTATTAGGTAAATATTGTTTTATAAGTGCATCAGATATAGGACTTGCTTGAATTTCCTTAATATGTTTATTCATTATATATTAAGTGATAATAAAAAATTATATATTATTTCTAATTTATCTTCATCAACTGCATTTATATTAATAAATATACCATTGATATTCCTAGTAAAAGGAATTTTTTGTTCTAAAATAATCTTATATATCTTAATTAAGGTTTTTTTGTCCTTAATATCGTCTATTAATCTGACCAAATATTTCTTTTTCCATAAATCAAATCCCATATAATAATAATATAAAATAATTATTATTAAAAGTTAGTAAAATCTACATTATAAACTTCACGTTCATCTTCTTTTACCATTACTATTCTGTATCTGTTTTTGGCCATACCATCTTCCATCTGAATAAAAGTTTGTAAAGAATCATCAATTGTTTTATATTGGTATGTAAGTGCTTTTATCATGCCTAAATATTGACGATTTTCTTCTATGGATTCACCATGTAAAATTTTCTTGTTATAGTCTTCAATGTATATCATAATGTCTTGTTTTACTAAATCTATAATAACTTTTGTTGCAATTTTATTACTAGGATATAAACCAACAATACTATCAGTATAGGTATCAGTTACTAGGAATTTATATTGGTATTGTTTCATAGGGATTTTAGGTGTGTCAGGTTTTAATTCAGGTGGTGATGGGGGTAATACAGGTATTTCTTTGAAAGTGTTTTGATTTTCATCAAAAGTCACTTGTCTTTCTAATTTGGATTCTACAATTTTTTCAGTTAATTCAGTTTGCATTTCTGACATTTAGATTATATATATATATAATCTAGATATTTATTTTTTGTGTGATTTTATTTTTTTAGTTAGTTTTTTGAAAAAAGATTTTATAGTTATACCATTAGATGATGAACTAGAACTACTATCAGATGATGTATCATATGTTATCATTGATAATTGACCATTACCAATATTTTTTAAATCAATTGGATTATCTTCCAAATATTCCTTACCTTTTTCACTTGCATAAAAAACTTTATTAAAACTTTTAACATCTAATTTAAAATCATTTAAAAGATTAGCATATTCATCATAGTCTAAATATGCACTAGTATCAACAGGATTATCAACAAACATTCTGATAGGTATATTGTAAGTTTTATTTTTTCCTTGATTACTATCATTATATGGTGATTCAGGTAAATTAGGATTATCTGCTATTATTTGTCTGATTTTTTCTGTTTTTATTACATATAATGTATATCTTACATTATTTTGATCTTCTAAATTTTTACTAAAATCATAAAACATGTTTTCCATATCTAATTTAGTCTTATCAATATAAATGGGCCATCCTTTTTCATTAACACCATTCTTTACTTTATTACCATCACCATATTTAAAAATATAATAATAATCGGATTTAGTTAATTCTAATCCTGATGGTTTTCCTTTTTGCATAACTTCAATTGCAAAGTAATCATCATTCTTATCATAAATAGTTTGACCTTTTACTTCTATTTTTCTTTCTTTACCATTATTTAAAAACAATTTTAAATCATATTCAGGGTGGTATCCTTCTGACCATTTAAAACCATATTTTAAAGTTTTATTATTCAAATGCCATATAAATACTTCATTTTCCCATCTTTGTGCTACTGCATTAGTTTTTAAAAATGCTATTCTATTTGCCATATTATATATTTAGATTATATTTTCTTTTTGATTTTTCATTAATATATGTCTTTTAGTTGTTTGATGTTTCACCACGTTATATTTTGTATACTTACCTTGGCATATATCACAAATGATAGGTTTGTTGACTTCTTTTTGTTTTTGATAATACTTTGTATTGTATTCTTTATCATATTTCTTACGGTCTGATGTTACATTCCATAATTTTTTATTAACTATACTATCAATTACGGTAGGATTAATACTAAAGATTTCAAGATATGCTTTTACAGTTTCATTATTAATATTACCGTTTTCAATAGCACTTATTATCTTATTATCGTTTTGTTCATTGATATCTGATTCAGAATGATAATCTTCTACTTCTGCCATTTATATATATATAATATATATATATAAATATTTCTTTAAATTAAAAAACTAAAGATTTTTTTATTGAAAGTTGAATTTACGCTTTTTGTCAAAATACTATTAAGTATCTTTCAAAAAAGCGTAAATTCAACTATTCCATTTATTCATCAACAAACATATTTTCAGTCATCTTATATTTGTTACCTAATTCATATAAATGTCTAATATCATCACCAACAACGGTATTATGTTCACCATTACGATTACTGAATCCTATGATCTTGTTATTGATTAGTTTCAATATCATAGTATTTTCATTTTTGTGTTTGAATTCATTGTAAGTTGTTTTGATATAGGATTTAGTTGCATCAGATACAATGATCTTTTTAAGATCAAGATCAACTATACCGCAATTATTGTCCTTTTCAATCATTTGTATGAAAGGATCGTATAAGTTCTTGAATTGTTCAGTAAGTCTGTTGTCCCAAATGAAACGGCGTTCATCATTACTGAATTTTTTGAATCTTCTATCAAAATAATATCTACTGACTTGAAACTTTTCTTCCATAGTGGCATCTGATACCCATATTTTATTCATTTCAATGTTTTGGCATTCAGATTCAGTAAGTTGATCAATAGTATTATATGCCATAATTACCTTTACAATTTCTTTCTTACCAGTTTGCATATCCATTTCAGTTTTGATTTTGAATTCTTTAGTCGGTTTGATTCCCTTTCTGATAAATCCTGATAAGTCTGCAAGTTTGAAGAAAGATGCTGTGAAATCAGATAATTTTTCAGTAACAACATCATCAATTAAGGTATTATAAAAAGAATCAGATTTAGACTTGTATAAATCATTGTATTCATAAATATACTTACTTTCCTTGTCAAAGAAAAACATTTCAATATCAGATGATATAGGACTTCTGATACGAAGTGATACTTGAACTAAATCACGTGCCAAATTGCACATACCTGAAGTCATTAAATAGACTTTGTCAAAATCAGAACCTTCATAATTTACACCTACTGTAATTGATGATGTAGTTAAGATTACATCTGCATTGGTCCAAGCATTTTTTACATCATATAAAGTCTTTTTGATTTTGTCAGATGCTACAGACATATAAGTAATGATATTGGGTTTGGTGTTGCATCTTTTGTATAATTCAGATTCTAATGATTTGATACCCATATGACTGTTAGAATCATTTAGGAAAGGATAAAATATGAATATCTTCTTCTTGTTGTCAATATCAGTGACCATTTTGTTTACAATAGTATCAAAGTCATTATTTTCAATAAGGGTTCTTTTGGGCTTTGCATAATCACATGAATATGTAATAATATCATCAATACCTAATACTTTTAAGAAGTTAGTAGTTTTAGTAGTTGTAAATGCATCTAATAAGATAATCTTCTTGCAATGACTGAATAATGCTTTGAAGTTGTGAAAGTTTGCTTCAAGATTCTTGTGGGTCTTACTGTCCCAGCAGTTTAATAGACTTTCAATTTCATCAATGACTAATACATCAAACTTGTTAGTATTTTTTAAGTAATGTAATGATTCGCATGAAATAAGTAAAGATCTTGCTTTGTTGATATTAGTTTCTTTTTTCTTGCTGTCACCGTCATCAAGATAGTTGTATACATCTAATTTATCTTTGACAAAACGATCATTGGTATTCATTGCCAATGCTTGTCTGACTGATAACCATACAAATGATTTCTTGGTATCTTTAAGATATTTGACAGTTGCACCAGTCTTACCGCCACCCATACCAACATTGAATATAGCGACTTTGTGTGGTGTTTCGAAGTGTTGTGACTGAATGTCTGCTGTTTCAAATGTTGGGCAACGACGGACAGGGATCTTTACACTAGATAAGTCAAATGAATTTACAAAAGATTTAGTCTTGTAGTCATCCATTACGTGAAAGTTAGGATAATACAATGCAATTCTGTTCTTGATCCATGATAAATTGAATTTATGTGTTGAATCTTCTTTGAAATATTTCCATCTTGATTCATATTTCTTCTTGCGGTCATAACTGTCATTCTTTTGTTTGCACCATGACCAGAATTCATCAAAAGATATATTGTTGTAAAATGCAAAGTTAGCAAATTTAGCACATTCACTGTTATCTTCAGAACACGGTATCAATTGTAATAATTTTAAGGCATTATCATGATCAGTAGCAGTGAAATTAATAATTTTTTGTTCAATATCTTTTTTGATTTCTTCTGTAGCAATAGGCATAGATGAAACATTGATTTTGTTGTCATCATAATCAATTTGGAATTCAAATGGTTTAGCATTTTCTGTCATGAAACAAGTAATAAAATGATCTTCTACATTATCATTTTCAATTATCTTTTGAACATTGCCATTAGGTTTAGATTGATTGATTGCTTTCATTTCACGTTTACTAGTATATACGGCATCATCAAAGAATTCATTTTCTTTTTGAATCTTTCTGATAAGTTTCTTCATATTGATTAAGTCATTATAGTCTTTGATTAATAAGTCAGGTAATACGATGTGATAACTATTCTTGTTAGTTGATTCATAACCACTGATGGCCATTCTAGGATTATTGAAATATTTGTTGATAATTGGTTTTACAATGTCAAGATTGCATAGTTCAGGTTTCTTGCCATCGATATCAAAGAATACTTTACAAGGGTATGATACGATAGTTTCATACATACCATTGTTAGATTCTACCAATTTTTTTAGTTTTTCAGGGTTAATAACAGCACGACCACGACCTTTAATAGGATGCATGTGCGTTAGTATTATGTCATTATTGGTTACAGTAGGTATTAATTGATCAAGAACACCTTTGCCAAAGCGAAATGATATATCCATTACTTTACAAGACATTTTATTTATTCTATATAATATATATATATTTTATTTCTTTAAATTAAAAAAATAAAGAAATAAATTCTTAAAACTAAAGATTTTTTTGACAAAAAGTTGAATTTACGCTTTTTCAGAAAATACTATTAAGTATTTTGACAAAAAGCGTGAATTCAACTATTCATAATAAAACCGTCTGATTTGATTTATAATACTTCTAGGTTGTGCACTGAATTGATGACCTAGTTCTAATGCATGTCTTTTAATATCAGAAGTCTTGTTATATTCATCAGATGTTAGGGCCTTGATGGCCTTTTCAGGTAAATATCTTTCACCTGTTACCAAAGATGGTAGTCCTGATTTAGTCATCCAATTTTGTTTAGTCCACTTCACTAATGAATTATCTTTAGACTTCTTACCGATAAATCCACCACCATTATCTACATACGACTTGACTAGGATCTGGGCCTTACGGGCAGACCATTGACCCGCTTTACCACCTTTATCACCTTTCATGATCTTATCTTTTAACTTATTCCATAATGCAGGATTATTATGATTAGACATCTATATAATGTATAATTATAATTTATTTTTTTCCCGAAGTTGTTTCATTTCAAATCGTTTTCTATAATGTTCTAATAATGCTAAATCAGCAATACGCATAAATTCTTGTTCTTCTATTGTGTGATTAATAAAAAAATAATCATACAATGCCCAAAAAGGATTCCACATATATATTCATTTTAGATTTTTATTTTTATTCATTTCATATTCTAATAATACATCAGCAACTTTATTTAATACTTCCTGTGGCACATTGCATGCCTTGATTGATTTGTCACTAAATAATAATTGAATTTGAATCTGAATCAGTTCAACAACTTCTTGATTAACAGTTTCTGTTTTTGTTTTATTTTCGTTTTCCATAATATAGATTATATATTTTTTTCAGCAAGTCTTTTTAATTTTTCTTTTTCCCTACGCTTTTTATTTAATTCATCTTTATTCTGTTCATAGTATGCACGATTATAAAGATATTTGGTTGCTTTCTGTGCTTTGGTTTTATTTTCGTCACGGATCTTCCGTAGTTCTTTTAATCTTTCTTTATTTTCATGATACCATTTTTTACCTGTAGACAGATAATGTTCCCTATTTTGTTCATAATTTTTCTTACGTCTTTCATTCCTGTCTAGTTTTTCTTTTTGTATTTTTACTTTTTCAACTTTAGGTTCTTTTGGTTTCTTTTCTAATTTTTCAATTAATTTTTCTTTTTTCTTTTCCACCTTTTCTTTCAATGCAACATTTTTATTTTTTATTTTTTCCCATAGGAATGGATCATATTCATAATGGCGGATATCGTCGCTGAAATTCATTTTATTATATATAGATTTTTTTCTTTAAATTATTAATCTAAATATTTTTTATTAATATTCCTTCGGAATATTGGGCGAATTTAGATTATTTTTGAAATAATCTAATGATTTTAGATATATCTTGGAATAATAAATTTATTATTCCAAGATATATATAGATAAATCTAGATTATTCTAGATTATTCGGGGAATTAATCAAAATCGCCCTATAAATAATCATTTATGATTATTTATAATAGATTAATTAAAAGTTTTGTATACGTTACCTAAAAAATTGTCTAAATGTTTTATTGATGTTTCTAGGTAATCTAGTTTACTTTCGTGTAGTCCTGTCGTATATATAGTTACTTTAGTTTTTTTAATACCACAAATGATAATAGTTTCTATTTTATATTTAGTATCGGGTATTTTCTTAAACATTGCTGATACACTACTTACGATAAAATGCTGTTTTATTTGGTCATCGAAGTATGGTAGTAAATAAAATGATTCATTTTCATATTCTGATGATATTTTGTCATTTGTGCCCACTTCTATGTTCATATAATTAAAAAGTAAATTAATTATTTGAATTAATATAAACCGTGTTCTTTTACATATTTACTAGCGTCACACATTGCTAATCCCATCTTTTTCATGATGTCTTTTACAATTTCAGATCTAGATTTACCACCATATCCCTTTCTAATTGCTTTTAGCATAGGATTATTTGCAAGGGTTCGCTTTTCACCAAGTATAGATCCCCTTTGTGGTCCAATCTTAACATTAAGACCACCGTGTGCACGACCGTGTGCAGATCCTTTACCAAATAATCCTTTAATACCAGACCACGCTTTAGATCCTAAATTAGCGACCTTTTCTACTGCATTACCTACCTTTTCAGCAGTTTCAACACCTTTTACTAAATTTTCTATAGTATAAATAGAATCTTTCTTTTTATCATCTTTCTTACCAGATGATAATGGACTTTTATTATTTTTACCGATTCTACCGTGTGCACTACCACTACCAAAAGGGTTTAATCCTAAATTAGTTGCAATATTTAATCCAGAATCTACAGCGTTTACGGTATCTACAGCATCCATAAAACTAAATCCTTTACTTTTTCCTTTTCTACCACGTTTACCACCTTCACCATTACCTAGTTGTCTTAATGCTTTATTTTTATTTGCATGTTCGCCCACTAAATTGCGATGACGATAATATTGATTTGCAGACATTCCACCTACGCTTTTATGGTATAAAGTTCCATCGGTTTTTTTTGTAGGCATTTTAGGACCAGGTCTTGTAGGTGGTTTATTACCTTCACGACATCTAATAGATGCTTCAGACATATCCCTATTACATATTCTACCGCCAAAAGTTGTATATACAGGTGGTTTATTATGTTCACCTACATAACCGCTTTGTTTTAATCTATCATTAAAAGACATACCACCGTGTGCAAATGTTTGATACATATCTAAACATCCGTGTTTAGATGTAGCATCACCACGCATACCAGCACCTAACGCTAATTCTACACGAACAGCAGGTTGAAGTCCTAAATTAGCACCACCTACCACACGATCATATTCACCATGTGCACGACCACTACCACAAATGGTGGCACTAATTCCAGCCCCACTAGGGCATGAACAAACTTCATGACCTTTAGGACATGCTTTACTTTTTTTGTAAAGACCAACACCACTACCCATCATTACAGGTTCATATCCATTTACATACCTACCAGCAGGGGATGGTATTACTGTTTGCAATGTTGCTTCTTCATGTGCTACTTTGTTGCGTATCAAATCATTATATTGATTAGTAACCATTCTATTGTAAGGTGTGTCAATTGGCATTTATTATATATAATGGGTATATATAATAAATTTTAAACTATATTTTAAACTAAATTTTTATTATTTTACATAAGTCTATTATCCATTCTAGAACCATCAGGCATTACATGTGTTTTATTTTTCATTTTAGGGTGCATCTTTTTAGGTAAGGCCATGCTAGAATCACCGTGACCATGTCCTACAATTCTTTTAATTTCCATTTGTCCGTAGGGTTCTTGAAGTGACGCATCAAGAACATCAGATTTAGTTAAGATACCAGTGTAACAAGATGTTTGGCCTTTTTCAGTTACCATAATGCCACTGTTTACAGGAATTACTACAATTTCAGGGTTAATTCCTACATCATTGTAGTTTTGAACAGTTACATTAAATTGTAATTGAAATGCACCCAATGATCCAGGGGCATAATATGGTTCTTGAAGTTCAAGGTGTTTCGCCATATCAAGCATTAAATAAGAACCAATTGTTGGAACTTGAACGCTTTCACCACAAGCAGTCCAGAATGCATTATTTGGTTGACCAACTACTAAAGAAGGTCTACCGATTTGTGAAATAATTTGGGTGACAGGTGGTGTTCCAATTTGAACAGATACGGGTAATGATGCTAACCAATTCGCTTCAGTTCCTACTGCCCTACCAATCATAGTATTAGCAACACCACTAAATTGTAACCAATCTTGATTAGAACCTGCTTCTTTAGACATATGAAATAATTGTTGTTGACTTGCATTTGCTAAAATTCCCGCATGATTATTCCATTGTATCACGATATTCAATATGGGTAAAACAAAATCGTTATATGTAGGATCTGCCCTTAAATTGGTATTAGGTCTTACAAAAATAATTAATTTATCAGGCACTTGATTTAATGAATAAGTTTGGGAATTTAATACTTGTGGTGCTGAAGGCACGATGATTTCAAAACCTAAAGGATTTTGTGCAAAAGTTGCAGATGGGATTACAGATGTATTGTCAGATGCTGAAAAGGTAGAAGAAATAAAACGGGGGTATTCTAATAGGGGAATTACATTACGTAAAGGTTTTACATCTGTTCCATGTGGTGTAATATATTTCAATTGTAATTCAGCATTTAATATAGATTGGGTAAAACTAGAAATAAAAGGTAATCCAAAACCATTAGGTGAAGGTCCGCCATAATTATACGCTTGAACACTACCAGCAGTAATAAAATTTTCAAAACTGCCATTTACTAAACCTGCTGTTTGTGGTGCAGGTGGGTTAGGTTGTAAAATACCTTGGTATAATGATCTAGGTGCGTATTTAATAGATTTTTGTAAATTACCGTAATTACAGACAACTGAAAAGTTTTGAAGGCCATATATTCCCATGCGGTTTGATTGGGTTTTATTCCAAATGAAAGGGGGTGCTAATAAGGGTTCATTAGATGTATATTCAAGACAAAAGAATCTTGTTCCCGCTTCAGCAGTTACATTGTTAGCATTATAATCAAATATAAAAGGGGTTAAATCACCATTAGGATTAGCGGGTAAACCAGTTAATGGTATTAAATCTGCTTGAAAAGATCCATTACCAATTGATTTATTACCTTGGACTAAATCATAACTTGACATGTTATTGTTGTATACAGAAGCAAATTCATCATCAGGTGATGCTAATCTATCTACAGAACTAGCGGTTTGATTTTGTTTTTCCCAATCTAAAGCATCGGAACATCGTAATAAAGCGGGTAAAACATCAGCACAATTTATAGTATTAATGTTGTTATTTAATTGAACTTGTATGGTGTCCATGCTTCTTTGGGTAGGAAATGAAGCAATTGAAATATTGTAACCATAAATTAAAGGGCATCTATAACCAATGTTTGTTCCTTGTGTGACTGAATTAGTTGCACCTGCGGGGGGAAACCACGGAATACCAGGAAGATTAGAAACAAATTCTAAATAATATCTTGTTGTTGTTTGAATGTAAACTTCACGATCTAGTATAGTGCTTTCTGACGGAAAAGGGACAACGAAATTTAATGCGTTAGGTGTAGCACTGATAGCAGGCATTCTTACATTAGTTACATTTTGCCCACCACGGAACACACCATAATTAAGACTGTCAGTAGTCATAAGGCGATCATCTAATACACTTACCTTTTTAAAGTCGTTTGACATATTATATATATTAAATATATATAATATTTCTTAACTAAATAAATTTTTATTTCTTACATACCTACATTAATCTTTTGGACATTTTAGAAACTGCTTCTTTTGCTACTTCAACTGCTTTGGCGGGTAAATCTTTTGCACGTCTTAACATGTCACATACCTTCATTGGTAAAGCACGTCCAGAATCCATCATACCACTACCAACTATACGTTTTACATCGTGATTACTTATTGGTTCAGTTTGGGAAGCATCAAGAACGTCTTGTTTAGTTAAAATACCAGTGTAAGTAGAAGTTTGGCCACGATCAGTCACCATGATACCGCTATTAACTACTACTAAAACAATTTCTAAAGAATTAGCAGGAACAGCAACAGGTGATTGATTAGCAATAGTAAGTTGAAATTGCAATTGAAAATTGCCAAGACTTCCAGGACTGTAGAAATCTTCAGTTAATTGAATGACATCAGCAAAGTTTAACATTAAGTAAGAACCAACAGTTGTAATTTTGCTAGCGTAACCATTTTGTGATGCATTAGGAAGTAACCATGATGAATTATTGCTGTATGCTTGTCCACAGAATTGTTGAAATGATTGATTACTGCCTGCATTTACACTGTATGTATACAAGTCTTGTAAAGTTGCTGATGATAATAGACCAGCATTGTTATTCCAGTTCAAAGAAATATTTTGGATTACAGGTGACCAATCAGTATCGGTAGGTCTTTGGGTTGTTTGTTTTTTACGTAAGAAAATGCAAATTTTATCAGGAACTTGTGTAAGATTGTATGTGTTACTAGTGATTTGACCAGTTCCAAAATCAGCGTTTAATAAGGTATTAGAAGCATTAGAAAAATATCTGTCGTATGTCATTAATGGGATTACATTACGGGCAGGAAGTAAGTCAGATGGGTGTGGGGTAATGTATTTAAAGATTAATTGGGAATTAGTGACACTTACGATAGTAGAATTTGCTACAACGAAAGTTCCAGCATTAATTTGTCCATCTACTAATCTAAAGCATCTGTTAGGATCTGTTAAATTATATTGTAATTGTAATGTTTGAAGGCCGTATATTCCTTGTGTGTTAGAAGAAGGATTAGACCATAAGAAAGGTTGGCATAATACAGGTTCAATAGTAGTAAATTGTAATTGATACCAGTTTGCACGAATACCAGGTTGACGACCATTACCTTGACCAGGTGCAGGTGTAGGTGGATTAGTAATAACGGTTTGATTTAATGCTACCCAAGGACCAGCAGGTGTGTTAGATGTAGAATAAAATAATGTGACGGGTGCTTCTACACCAACATTAGGGGCATTTAAAGGTGCACCATAACCAGCAAAAGCACCATTAGGAAGAATATCACTGTCAATACCACCAGAATTAAAAGTTCCATTTACAGATCCAGGTGGTGGTGCTACTACTTGAACAGTATCAAAACCATTAGGGTAATTTTCTGTAAAACTTGCTAATTGACCACTAGCACCCATATCATCTGAATTGAAGTAAAATTTATCAGGTAAGGTAGGGCAAGATGACATAGATTTTTGAAGTTCACGACTATCATTGGAACGGGTTAAAAAGGGTAATACATCCTTGATATTAATAGAAGTTACATTGTTGTTTAATGTTGCTTGAACGGTAGATGCAAGTTGGTGGAAAGGAAAGGCGGATAATGCAATATTGTTACCATAATTCAATGCAGGAAGTTGGTTAAAACTTGGGGAAGTTACTTGAAATTGAATTAATACGGTGGACTTAACAAATACACGTCTATCAACAATAGTTTGTTCAGATGGGATTTGCACGTTAAAATTTACAGATGTTGTAGATTGTGCTATGGCAGACGCTACTTGTGATACTATGGATTGCCCACCTTTTTTTACCGCATATGCAAGTTGGTCAGTTACCATCAGTCTAGAATCCTTGACTAAAATCTTCTTAAAGTCGGTTGACATATTATATATATTAAATATATATAATATTTCTTAACTAAATAAATTTTTAATTAACAGGTTTAGTATATTCAGGTAAGTAGATTAAGTTGAACACCTTTCTTCTAAATAATATCTTTAATGAACTATAACATCCAGGTTCTAATAAAAAGGGATGGTTAACACCATATTGGTCTTTCCAAAAAACACTAATTTCTATACTATTAATAGGTGTATTAGACATTAAATCAGTCAAACGATATTCACCACCAGGACTATAAGAAACTGATGGTTTAATTTCATCACCTGTTATTAAAGGCACTTCTAAATCGGTGATAACAGGACTAAAGTTATTATTTTGGGTTTCAGTATCAAGTGATACATTACTATTACGAACCCCAGGTAACCCAACTAATTCATTATTTATAGGCATTAATGCGGTGGTGAAAATTAATTGTTTTACACAAGACCATAAAGGGGCAGGTGAATATGGTGATCTGACAACTTCAAACGATGCTGTTCCATTTGGTGATGCTAGTGGGGGATAAAAATTACCTAAAAATCGTATATTTTCAGCACTAATTACTTCAGTTTGATTTGATGCTAATGGTATTTGGTTGGTTTCTTCTACGTATACAGGTAAACCACCTGCTACAGGGTTGGGTTGTGAATTCATTGCGGGTCTATTAGATATTAAATACCATCCATTACGTGTTAATGGTGATGTTAATGATGCTAATGCAGGTGGTGTGATGTTTGGTAGATTTCTTAATGTATCAATATATTTATATCTAAAAGCACTGAATAAAGTATGCATAGGGGCATTAAATGCCATCATCCATTTATTTCCTGCCGTTGGGTTAGTATCCCATATTGATTGACCAACACCTGCCCCTGTTTTAGTTCCAATAGATATATTAGTGTTTTCTGTGGTGGTCGCTGGAAAATAAATACAAAATCTATTACCTGCTTCAATGCCAAATACTGGTAATTGATTTAATTGAACACCACTTGGTGTTCCTGCATTATTAACATAAAATGTTTGAAGTGATTGATTTATCATATCTATAAAATTCTGAAATTCATAAACAAAATAATAAGGATTACTTACTGCATTGACATTTAGTTGTGTTGGTGGTAACACGGTTGGATTAAATGAATTACTAAATTTTATAGGTATTAAAAATGGTCCTACCGTAGAATTTTGTTGATATATTGCTATATAATAAATTAATTGATTAGGATCTTGTGTAGGGTTTATGGTTATATCAGTTTCAACTTCTGGCATAAATACAGGTAATGATGGTGTATCAATATGAAATCTTTGAATACTTAAAAAATATTCAGATGGATTCGCTAATATGGTGCTTGTTCTTGTTTCAGAAAATCTTACAGGGACAGAATTTGATGATCCCAAATTATCATTGTTATATAATGTTAAATTGTAATAAATATGATTTGGATCTGTATTGTAATTTGTTTTTCCTGACATAGTTTGACTTGACATTTCTAATATATATAATATATATATTTTAATTATCTAAATTATATTATAATAATATGCCTTACGAATTGAAAAAAGTTCAAAATCGAAAATATAAAGTATGTAAAGTAGATGATCCATCTGAATGTTTTAGTAAGAAAGGTTTACCGAAAAAGACTGCAAAAAAGCAAAAAATGGCCATTGAAATCAGTGAACGACGTAAACGTGGTGGTGCTAGAAATACTGATAATTTTGATAATGATAAATGGAATGAATTATATACCAAATTTAAAAAAATGGCCAAAGAAGCAAAATTAGACCAAAAATATATGTGGGATTTAGAAACTTTTAAAGAAGATTTTGATCGTATATGGACTGGAACTACTGTATTAGGAATAATGCCAATATTAAAAGATATGATCATTATTTTAGGTGAAGATATCGTAGATAGAAAACGCAATGAAACTAGTCAGACTTTAGATGAAATATATGAAGAATATCAACAGGATTTACTTAATCATAATGGTCATGTTGGAACGTTAGATGAATTAAATTTAGATGAATTTACGAAAAAATATAAAAAATATCGTGATAAAGGTATAACAAATGATAATACTATTATTAGATATATTATAGATGATCAGCAAAAAGAAGAAGATCAAGAAAAAGCAGAATATAAAGAAATGTATCCTGATAAAGAACCTGATGAAATAGAAATAAATGCAGAAGATGCTGAAGATTTAGCCGATAAGTGGTATATGTATTTATTAGATAGACCTGTTGGATATTCTGTATTATCAGATGGAAGAAAAGAATTTGGATATCAAGAAGTATCTATTTTAGAAAGTGATGATATTACTGGTAGCATTACTGATAATAAATATGTCAATTACAATGATTTAAAGGCATTATATGATTATTTGAAAGAAGATTTAGAAAAAGCACCAGCATACGTTAAAAAAAGAAAAGCGTATTTAGTAAATGTTAATGAACAAGATGAAAATCCTATGATTGAAACTTTAAATTATATAGTTCAAAAAGTAGCATATTATGGTGCTAAAGGTAGTATAGGGAATAATTGGTGTGTTGATAAATGTGATGGTGATAGTAAAGGATGGGATTTATTAAGAAGAAAAGATCTTTATATGATATCATGTTATTTAAATAACGATAATAAAATTGTATTTTCAGGTGGGGCTGAATGTTCTAATGGTGGTGATTATTTAAAAATAGACTATTTATGTGCGGGAAATTATGGTTTTACTGTATTTGAATGTTTCAAAGAAAAACAAAAAAAAGGTAGTGATTATTTTTTTGATCCTTCTAGTAAGAAATATGATTATCTGAAATTATGGTCTGTTTCTAATTATTTAACTGTTGAATTCTATTGGTCACAAGGTCTATTAAATTCTTCAGATATTACTTCATCTAGTATAGAAGATTTAAAAAATATAATAGAAGAAAAAGAATTAGAAAAAAAATATCCTAGTAGATATGCTTTAATAGAAGATTTTATACAAAAAATTAAAGCAGGTGAATGTGATGTAAATTCAGGTGATGATTTTATGAATAATTTATATAAAGCAACTGATTGTGGTCAGAATAAATATTATATACCAAAATTACTAGATAGTAAAAATAAAATTATACCAGGTTCTAAACTTCCATCTAATACGGACCATATAAATATGAAAGAAGCGTTTTTATCAGTGTTAGAAAGTGAAAAACAAGATGAACGTAATCAAAAAGGATTTGAAGCAAAAGAAAGAATTAAGGAAAGATTACCTAAAATTAAAAGGATTATTGAATTAGAAAAAATTAAAAAAGGATTAGAAGCAACTAGATCAGAAAGACATAAAAAAATATTTGAAAAGAAAACAGGGTTATCAGTTCCTACAGAAGAAAGATCAAAACTTGAAAAAGTTAATAAACAATTGAAAAATGCATATCTAGAACTACAACCATTAAATGATGGTAACAAATCAGTTGAATTTATTGCTAATAAACCTTCATTTACTGATATAATGGGAACAGAACGCAGTAGATTACGTGAAAAAACAAGAAGAACAGAAATTAATAGATTAAAAGGTAATGATCCACGTGAAGAATATAATCGTAGGCGTTTATTTCAATCTTTTGCTAATGATCCTATACAAGAAGAAAATATCTTTATACAAAAAGACCCATTTAAAACAGGTCATTTAGGACGACGACCCCCACCTGCAATACCTGATGAAACGAAAGATTATTATGTTACAAAAGGTTCTGGTCTAAAAGGAACAAAATTTTATGAAGAATTACGTCGATATGGTATAAAACCTGAAGACTATCTTAAACAAATGAAAATTTGGGCTAAAAAATCTGGTTATGATGAAAAACAGTTATCATTAAATAACAATGATATACATAAATTAAGAATTATGACAGAAAATGGAACAAAGAATTTCGGTAGGGTAGGATATAAAGACTATTATATCTATCGTCATTTAGAAAAGAAAAAAGAAGTTCCTAAAGGAACTGCTAACAAAATGCGTAATCGATTCAGAAAAAGTCATGAAGCGATCAGTAAGAAAAGAAAATTGGGTAGAAATACCCCTAATGAATTAAGTTTAAGGATCTTATGGCATGAAAATAGTGATGATATAAGAAGATAATTTCTGGGTATATAAGAAAATTGATTTAAAGAATTTCTTCTTGAATTTGAAAAAGTAGATTTTACGCTTTTTGTCAAAATACTTAATAGTATTTCCCGAAAAAGCGTAAAATCAACTTTCCATTTTTATAGCATTTCAGACCGACCCTATATTTCAATGATTTCAGGCACATCAGTCATGATATACTTTCTAATAGATAATTTAGGATAGTCTTTTTTTAACATTTCTTCTAATTCATTCAATTTTTCGGCATGTAAGTGCATATCAGTGTCTTTTTTCTTATCTAATGTAACTTTATACATACCACAATCCATATGACTAAAAATCCATAATTTTTTAATCTTATGTAGTTTGATAGCAATATCTATATGTTCATAATATACTTTTTTCCAATTTTTATTTTCTAATACACCTAGTTCAGCACCTGCAAAATTAATTAAGTCATAATCATTATGAACTTCCTTATTATGAATTAAGAATTCAGCAAGTAATTCTACATACCGTGGATCAATGCATGACAACACTAAAACTTTAGCACCTTTTTTGTTAAAATCGAAATTTTCCATTATATAATTAAATAATATATTTTAATTATATAAGATATATATGGATATTTTCGCCGAAAAAAATTTACCTGATGCTGATTTATACCCTTTTTTTAAAGATACTATGTTTAATGGTATCAAACACAACGTAATTGGAAGTTATTCAATGCAATCACAACGTAATGCAGGTGATATAGACATTGATGATATTATTACTGGTAATCTTAATAGGGAATTTATTGAAAAAGAAATCAAAAATATTCTGACCAAAATTGATGATAATCCTGATATGTATTTTATTGAATTAAAAATTCAGTATAAAGGTAAAGATAGAATGACTTACAACACAGGAAAAAAGATAAAATTTACTGCCTTTGAAGTTGATGACATAAAAATACCTGAAAAAAACTTCAAAGATATTGATTACATAAAAATAGATACAGTTATATTTTTAGTTGATACATTCAAAGACTTTTCAGTAATTTATAGATTTAATCCTAACATACGTGATATCGTGGCCCAAATTACTTTTACAATGAAACAAGAACTTAAAGAAAAGAAATATTATAAAGTTGTTAAAAGAATGTTTAGTATTGCTAAAGTAACAGATGATAAACCACGTGGATTATTAATTTCTAAATTTTTAAATAACTATACTGGTGCAGAATATAAACTTTTGAAAAATCTTGAACAAATCAAAACCTTATTAGAAAACTATGATGACCCATTAATCAGAAAACGCATCAGGGTAAATTTAATTAATAATCGTATCATACCTAAAATCAGTGTGGTTGATAAATTAATACCCGAATTACAAGAAAAAGTCAACAGGGAAGCAAAAGTTTTTCTAGATAATGTATTATTAAAAAAGAATTTATAAAAAATATTATCTATAGTATATAATGTCATTTAATCTAAAAAAACAAGGTAGACCATTTGCAAAAATTGACGGTGGTAAAGATAAAGATAAGATCATCAGTATAGATGATAGTGATTTAACTTCTGGTGAAAATCAAATCACAATCAAAGACGGAAAATTTGAACAAATACCAAATACCACACAAGAACGTGATATACTTTACGTAACAGGTCCAAGTGGTAGCGGTAAGTCATATTATGTAAGTAGATATATTAGAAATTATAAAAAAGCACATAAAGATAATCCTATTTATATTTTTAGTCCTGTTGCTGAAGATAAGAAACTTGATGATCTAAAAGTAAAAAGGGTAAAGATTGATGATAGTCTTATTACTGATCCTATTTTACCATCAGATCTAAAAAATAGTCTTGTGATTTTTGATGATATTGATTGCATAACACAAAAACCACTACGTGAAGCATTATACGGATTATTAAATCAAATTTTAGAAGTAGGCAGACATACCCACACAAGTTGTGCGATAACAAATCACTTACCAACAAATGGTAAGGAAACAAGAAGAATGTTAAATGAATGTCACAGTATTACGTATTTTCCTGCTTCAGGATCTAAAAGACAATTAAACAACTTATTAGAAGGTTATATAGGGATGGATACCAAAGATATTAAGAAAGCCAAAAATCTTGGTAGCAGATGGGTGACAATATTTAAAAACTATCCACAATTTGTAATGACTGAAAAGAAAATTTACTTATTAAATAATGATGATTAAGCATCATAAGTAATTCTATTAATCCTTGGTGGTGATGGTAAGTTTACATTTTCAGGTTTAGTGGGGATCTTGATCTTTAAATCATCTGTTTTAGTTTCAGGTGGTGTAGTGCTTTCTACATCTATTGACGCAACTATATCCTTACCACAACAATGTGATCTTAAGCGTTTATGGTTAAAAATTGCAAAAATAGTTCCACCAACTGACATCACAATGCCTACAATGCCTAAAATACTTCCTTGATCCATTATATATTATTTATAAATATAATATTTATAAACAATATTTCATATAAAATAAAATATTTAGATTATATATATAAATGGAAGATTTTAAATCTAATTTAATCAACAAACTTAAAGAAAAGGGTTTATCTGAAAGTAGTATAAAACTATACATTAGAAATTTAGAAAAATTAAATAATGGTGATTTAAAAGATTTTAAGTTTTTAAAAAATCCTGAATCTATACAAGAAGTATTAAAATCTTACAAAGATAATACTAAAAGAAGTATTCTTATTTCTATAGTATCCGTTTTAGGATGTTGCCCAGAAGACAAAAAAATTTCAAAGTTAAGGAAGGCATATTATGATCTAATGTTACAAAAAAATAATGAAATAAAAGAAAAAACTACTGATGAACCAACTGATGAACAAAAAGCAAATTGGATATCATGGGAAGATGTTAAAAAAAGATTTCAAGAATTAGAACATTCAGTGCAAGAATTTCATGATTTAAAAACTTTAAATGAAAAACAATGGGACACTTTACTTTATTATATGATATTAGCATTATATGTTCATAATCAACCTAGACGTAATAAAGACTATCAATTAATGAACATAATATATAAATATGCTGATAAATTACAAATCCCTAATGATATAAATTACTTATCATATAGTGATGATGAATTTATTTTTAATGTATATAAAACATCCAAAAAATATGGACAACAAAAAGAAAAGATTAATGAAGTTTTAAAAAAGTGCATTGATTTATATATTAAATTCCATCCTAAAATAAAAGGTAAGGTTAAAAAATCAACTAATACACAATTTTTAGTCACTTATGATGGTAATCCTTTGGCCCAAAATAATAGTATGACCAAAATCTTTAATAAAATATTTGGTAAAAAGATTTCTAGTTCAGCACTACGTCACATATTTTTAAGTGATAAATATAGCGATGTAGTAAAAGAAATGAAACAAGATGCTGACGCAATGGGACATAGTTCCGCCCAACAAAAAGAATATATCAAGAATATAGTTTAAAAAATTTATATTATATATAATTATTATATAATATGAAGTTAGACTTTTCAATCGATCCTAAATTAGCACAAATGAACAAAGCAGAAAAAAGACAAGGATTATACAATATAATAAATAAAAAAAATAGTGGTAGTGGTGCAATGCCACCAGAATCTGATTTAAATAAATTAGAATATGGTTCATATAAGGAAAATTTACAAGTCCCAGGTTATCAAGTATTGGCCAAATCCCCGACCATAGTATTTTATAAAAGAATTAATGATAATACTGTAATTATTGCAGTTCGTGGTAGTGCTGATAGTAGGGATTGGTTAGGAACTAACACATTACTACCATTTAATGCATTAACATGGTCTGCAAGATATAAAGAAGATAAGAAATTTGTTGCTGATCATCTTCCTAAATATGCCCAAGGAAATGACGTGTATGTGGTGGGCCATTCACTTGGCGGTGCTATCGCAAACCAATTACAAAAAGATTTTCCTATCATAAAAGGTGGTTTAAGTTTTAATCCAGCGTATCAACCTTTAGATTTTGTAAAAAAATCTAAAGTAGGTCGTAAATATACTAGTGGTGATCCATTAGGAAAATTAGGCCGATTTTTACCAGGTGCAGAAGTCGAAGATAATTCAGAATTATTAGATATAATTACACCTAGTATAGGTGTTATGGGTAAGTCACATAGATTAGATTCTTTTCAAAGTGGTAAAGATAATTCTAAAGATCCTAATTTAGTTAAAACTGCAAAAACTTCATTTAATCCATTAGGATCATTAAGTAAAACATTAAGTAAAACATTATATAACACTATGTTTGGTGGTAGAAGCAGACAAAGTATGCAAAATATAGTCCCATCATTTACCAATGAACTTAATGAATTAACTAATCTAGCAGTCAAAGCAAATAGGGCATCTAAAATAAAGAAAGGTATTGATGAAATTAAACAAGGTAAGAATATTATTGATAATGCTAAAGTCATTGCTGATAATAGTTTAAAATTATCAGGTTTAAGAAATGATGAAAGTATGGATCTTTTAAATAGAAGTCGTGGTGGTGCTGACACCAATGGTTATGAATTACATGCAGTAATTGTTAAAAAGAAAGGATATAATAAAAAGGATGCAGAAAGGGAAGCACTTAAAATTACCCATAAAAAGACTATCTTTTCCCGTGACACACAATTAACATATAGATTCAGAAACATACCGAAAACTAAATTTGAACCCAAATCATTTAGAACAAAAATAATAAATCCAAATATATCATTAGTATTTGGTAAATTAAAATAATATATATATTAAAATAAATATATTTAATATATATATAATATGTCCAAGAAATCAAATTCAGCACTAGAAAAATTTAATAAAGAAACACCTGAATCAGTAACCAGAAAAGCATACAAACAAATGATAGATGATGAATTTAATGACGCAAGAAAACAAGTAATTAGAAGACAATTTGACCAAGTTGGTCTATATAATGAAATATTTGATAAAAATAGAATTTCCATGGGTAATACATTAGTTGAAATTGAATTAGCAGATTTATTTAGAAAATATTTAGAATCTATTAAAACCGCTGAATTTCAATTACAAGGAAGAAAACAACAACCTTTTGATGGCGTTATTGCATCATATACATTATATGCAAATAAATTAGCATCTTATGTTCAAGGAACATCACAACAAGTAGACGTTAAAGCATGGACCGATGCATTAAGAAATTCTGCACCTGAATTACAAAAATTATTCGCTGATGGTGTAAATAGATTAGGTGTAGGAAATGTAGAATTAGTCAGTAAAGGATCAGATGACAAATTAGTAGCACCAAAGGTCGAAAAATTTTTAAGTGTAACAGAACCTAAATGGAAACAAGAAGAACGTGCACTTGATGCATTACAAGAATCAGGAATACCAGTAACATCAGAAAATATAGAAAAAGCATTAGAATCTTTATATGGTAGACCTAATAATTCTGCACAATCAGGATTACCTAGTATAGCAGAACAATATCCAACTGAAAAAGATTTAATTAATTTATTTTTATTAATTGAAAAAGTTTCTGTTGGATTTATTCAAGGACCATTACAAGGATATGATACATTATCAGCAGAACAAAAAAAAAATTTGAAAGCGAAAATTGGACTATTTAAAGACGAATTCAGAAATTTAGGAATTCAAAAAGAAACAGATTTAGCACGTGTAAATCTTGTAGTAAATCGTGTAAATCAACCAGGTGCTATACGTAATCGTGCTGAATATGATTTTGCAATAGCAAATCTAGAATTATTAAAAAAAGAAACAATTGAAAATATTCAACAAAGAAATGCTAAAGCATTAGGTGTAAACAGACCACAAGAACCTTTAGAATTAGCAGAAGTTGCAAAATATTTCGACGATGCAATTGAACAAATTAAAAGTAATTGGGTATCTAAATTACCTGTATTAGATAATCTTGAAGCAGAAATGGCACAAATTCAACAATTTGTAGATGATTTACGTAGACGACGTGGAAGACAACCACAAGCACCTAATCTTCCTGAACAAAATCCAGAACGTAATATCACATATCCAGAAGAACCACCAGCAGTAGGGCCACCTAGACGTGGTAGACCACCTAAAGCAGGTGTTCCTGATAGACCAGTTCAAGGCCCTGCTGAAGGAACAATATATTTACAACCAGAAGAAGGACAAGCACCACCACCTAGACGTGGTAGACCTACTAAAGGTGGACCAACTGAACAAGCACCAGCACAACTTTCTGATGCTGATAAAATAAAATTTTTTGGTCAATGGTTTTCTACCTTAACACAAGCACAAAAAGAAGCGTTACCAGTTTTTGATGATGTTGATCATGCTTATAGATTTGCATTAGAAAATCGTGCATTTGAAGGATTTGGTAAGAAACGTGGTAAAGGTAAAACATCTTTATCAATATCCGATATGTTTTGGATTATGAAAGCGTTAGGTGGTGGTAAAGCACATGGTCGTGCACACGGTGGACGTGCAAATGGTTTATTATGGTTAATGAAAAATTTAGGTCTTGGTCGTGCCCATGGCGGACAAGCAGGATTCAGTATGGATAAAACACGTGAAATAGTAGATCAATGGCCCAATTTTCCATATTATGTTCCACCTGCATCTAAAACAGGCCCTATGCTAACAAATCCCAGAAGTCGTGTTCATATTCCTACTGAAGGTAATGGTAAACCAAAACGTGGTAGACCTGCAAAGGGTGGTATACTTCCTGTTGTTGCATTAGTTGGTAAACAAATTGCTAAACAGGCAGTAAAAGAAGGTGTCAAACACGGTGTTAAATCATTATCTGAAGGTAAATTATCACACAATACCGATACTACAGGTTTTTTAAGTAATCCTAAATCATCACCTGAAGTAAATTCTTATTATTGCAATACAAGACGCAGACAAGGTATTAAAGATCCTGCTTGTGGTGGTGCTGTTCCTTTAGTCTTAACATCACCTGAAGTAAATTCATATTATTGTCTTCAAAGAAAACGACAAGGTATTAAAGATCCTATTTGTGGTGGTGCAAAGAAAAAGGCCAAAAAACGTGGTAAACCATCCTATGACGAAATTTAAGTTATTAATTAAAATATTTTTTAATTAATAATTATATGCCATTAATGTCAGTATTAAAAATGCGATTCCCATCAGTATTTGGACGACCTTTACAACATTACACACTAGATAAGGTGCAAGAAATAAAAGAAATATTAGTAAATCCACCATTTCATGTTGATAAAAAAAATAAAACTTTGACCGTGACTTTTGATGTAAGTCAAGATATAGAACATGATCAATGGATACTTGACTATCATTTAAAAATAAAAACTTTAGAACAAGAATTATTTGAACTAAAAAACCCAGAAAAATAATTATTCAATTTCAGGTATTACTTTAGATACAATTGCATCATAATCACATTTACATTTTTTCATTTGATTTTTAATATATTTATGATACTTTAAAAGTCCTTTATCTATATTCAACAATCTAAATACAACGTGTCTACCACATGTAGCA